ATTTGCGGAAAGGAGATCTAAATAATGTACGAACAAGTTTTATACAAAATAGTTGATGACCATATAAAGCCTAAGATTATAAATAGGATGAACCGTTATAGCAAATGGGAATATGGATATAACAAAGAGCATGATATTATAGTTATTAGTAGGACTGGTAAAATTGGCGAGATTTATGAAATACAAAATCTCAGAATAGCTTTACCAAAAAAAGAAACTCCAGTAGTTTTTGAAAACGATAGATGGACTAAAACTCCATATCCAAAAGTTCTTGCTAGAATTAAAACAGTATTTGACTGGAGAGGATACCCAGAAGATTTCAAAGAAAAATGGTTTGAATATATAGATGAAGAATTCAAAAAGCGTGAAGAAGGTTTTTGGTATATTAATAAAGGGGTTCCTACTTATCTTACTGGTACCCACTATATGTACTTGCAATGGAGTAAGATTGATGTAGGGGAAGCAGACTTTAGAGAAGCCAATAGATTATTCTTTATATTTTGGGAAGCCTGTAAAGCTGATCAAAGATGTTATGGAATCTGTTATCTTAAAAACCGTAGATCAGGATTCTCTTTTATGGCCTCAGGAGAGGTAATAAATCTAGCAACAATATCAAGTGATTCCAGATACGGAATATTATCTAAAACTGGACAAGATGCAAAAAAAATGTTTACTGATAAGGTTGTACCAATTTCAGTTAACTACCCTTTCTTTTTTAAACCGATTCAAGATGGTATGGATCGACCTAAAACAGAACTAGCATATAGAGTACCAGCTTCTAAATTCACCAGAAGAAGTATTGAAGCCGGGAATGAGGTAGCAGATTTACAAGGATTAGATACAACTGTTGACTGGAAAAATACTGGAGATAATAGTTATGATGGTGAAAAATTAAAACTATTAGTGCATGATGAATCTGGAAAATGGGAAAGACCTAATAATATATTAAATAATTGGAGGGTTACAAAAACAACATTAAGATTAGGTAGTAGAATTATTGGTAAGTGCATGATGGGAAGTACATCAAACGCATTAGATAAGGGAGGTAGAAACTTTAAAAAATTATATGACAACTCAAATGTTACACAAAGAAACCGCAATGGACAGACTAGCTCAGGATTATATTCTTTGTTCATACCTATGGAATGGAACTACGAAGGATATATTGATTCTTATGGAATGCCTGTCTTCGATACCCCCTCGACTGAAGTTGAAGGTCCACATGGAGAATTCATTGATATTGGGGTCGTCAAATATTGGGAGAATGAAGTTGAAGGATTAAAAAGTGATCAAGATGCTTTAAATGAATTTTATAGGCAATTCCCACGTACCACTAAACATGCTTTTAGAGATGAATCTAAATCATCTTTATTTAATTTAACTAAAATATATCAACAAATAGATTTTAATGAAGATTCAAACAATAGAGCTTCAGTATCCCAAGGTAATTTTATATGGGAAAATGGTATAAAAGATACACGAGTAATATTTGCTCCTAATAATAAAGGGAGGTTTTTTATAACGTGGATTCCTAATAGAAATTTACAAAACCGATATATAGAAAAAAATGGTGTTAAATATCCTGGTAATGAACATATGGGAGCATTTGGATGTGACCCATATGATATATCTGGAACAGTTGATAAAAGAGGATCAAATGGATCTTTGCATGGATTAACTAAATTTAGTTTAGAAGAGGCCCCTGCGGATCATTTTTTCTTAGAATATATAGCACGCCCCCAAACAGCTGAAGTCTTTTTTGAAGATGTATTAATGGCTTGTGTATTTTATGGGATGCCTATATTATGTGAAAATAACAAACCTCGACTATTATATCATTTTAAAAGAAGAGGCTATAGAGGCTTTGCAATGAATAGACCTGATAAAATTTGGAATAAATTATCAGTTACAGAAAAAGAAATAGGGGGAATACCAAACTCAAGTGAAGATATTAAACAAGCACATGCTGCAGCTATTGAGTCTTATATAGAAAATTCTATAGGATTTAATGGTGATGATTATGGAAATATGTATTTTCAAAGAACATTAGAAGATTGGGCTACATTTGATATTAATAATAGGACTACACATGATGCTTCTATTAGTTCTGGACTTGCTATAATGGCATGTAATAAAAATAGATATGCTCCAGTTAGTAGAAGAAAACGAGAACCAGTTGATCTTGGAATTAAAAAATATAATAATAAAGGATTGGTTTCAAAAATAATTAAGTAAATGAATATATACGCAAATCCAAACAGTGCATTTCCGAGCCAAGTGGTACCAGATGCTGAAAAATCTTCTATTGATTATGGGAGGCTAGTGGCGCAAGCTATTGAAAGTGAATGGTGGAGACAAGGTGGTAATGGTACTAGATTCGCTTCGTCTTACAATCAATTCCATAGTTTAAGATTATATGCTCGTGGGGAACAACCAATACAAAAATATAAAGACGAATTAGCTATTAATGGTGATATGTCTTATCTTAATTTAGATTGGAAACCAGTACCTGTCGTGTCTAAATTTGTAGATATAGTTGTTAATGGATTATCTGAAAAAGAATTTGAAATAAATGCATATGCGCAAGATCCTGTATCATTAAAAAAGAGAACAGACTATGCTAATGCTATTATGCAGGATATGATGGCTAAACCTTATTTAGATAATTTGCAACAAACATTGGGTATTAATGAATATCAAAGTCCTGATCCTGCTAATTTACCTGAAAATGAAGAAGAATTAGATCTTCATATGCGACTTAGTTATAAACAAGCAGTAGAAATAGCTCAAGAAGAAGTTATAAATAATACATTAGCTAAAAATAGATTTGATAATATAAAGAAAAGATTTATATATGATTTAGTTACTTTAGGTATTGGATCTTGTAAAACACAATGGAATAAAGCTAATGGAGTTACATTAGATTATGTAGACCCATCAAGATTAATATATTCTTATACAGATGATCCAAATTTTGAAGATATATATTATGTGGGGGAAGTTAAACAATTAACTATTTCTGAAATAGCTAAACAATTTCCACATTTAACTGAAGAGCAATTAGATAAAATATCTAAAACTAAAGGTTACCAAAATGAAAGATTATATGGTTGGCAAACCTATGATGCTGATACAGTCCAAGTTTTATTCTTTGAATATAAAACTTATAATACACAAGTATTTAAAATAAAAGAAACTGAATCAGGATTAGAAAAAACATTAGTTAAAACTGATGAATTTAATCCTCCTAAGAGTGATAACTTTGAGAAAGTAAGTAGAAAAATAGAAGTATTATATGAAGGCGTAAAAATTATAGGTAATAATGAATTAATAGAATGGAAGTTATCTGAGAATATGACTAGACCATTTTCGGATACTACTAAAGTAGAAATGAGTTATGCTATTGTAGCGCCAAGAATGTATAAAGGTAGGATTAATTCTATTGTAAATAAAGTGACTGGATTTGCAGATATGATTCAGCTAACCCATTTAAAATTACAACAAGTAATTGCTAGAATGGTTCCTGATGGAGTGTTCTTAGATATGGATGGTTTAGCAGAAGTTGATTTGGGGAATGGAACTAATTATAATCCAGCAGAAGCATTAAATATGTATTTTCAAACTGGTAGTATAGTTGGTAGGTCCCTTACACAAGAAGGTGATATGAATCCAGGCAAAGTGCCTATTCAAGAACTTGCTTCATCTACTGGACAGGGTAAAATAGCTAGTTTAATTCAAACTTATCAATACTATTTACAGTTAATAAGAGATGTAACCGGATTAAATGAAGCTAGAGATGGGACAGTACCAGACAAAAATACACTAGTAGGTTTACAAAAAATGGCGGCTAATGCTTCTAATATTGCTACTAAACATATATTACAATCTAGTATGTGGTTAACAATTAGAACATGTGAAAATATAGGATTAAAGATAGCTGATTCTTTAAAATACCCTCTTACTTTAAATGCCTTAAAGAGTTCTATATCTACTTATAATGTAGGAACTTTAGCAGAAATTCAAAACCTTAACTTACATGATTTTGGTATTTATTTACAACTAGAACCTGAAGAAGAAGAGAAAGCAATGTTAGAGCAGAATATTCAAATGTCTTTACAACAAGGGGGAATTGATTTAGAAGATGCTATAGATATAAGACAAGTAAAAAATCTCAAACTTGCTAATGATGTTTTAAAACAGAAACGTAAAAAACGTAGTGAGTTAAAACAACAACAAGAACAAGCTATGATGCAGGCCCAAGAGCAAGCTAAAGCACAAACTGCTCAAGCTACTGCACAAGCTGAAATGCAAAAACAACAAGCTCTTACGGCATCTGAAGTCCAATTTGAACAAGCTAAATCTCAAATGGATATTCAAAAATTACAAACAGCTTCCCAAATAAAACAACAAGAAATGGAAATCCAACATCAATACGATATGGAATTAAAACGTATGGAAATTGGAGCAATGCAGGAAAAGGAAGGTTTAATTGAAGATCGTAAAGATAAAAGAATAAAACTAGAAGGTAACCAACAAAGTCAAATGATTGATCAAAGGAATAATGATTTGATGCCTATAGATTTTGAACAACAAGGACCGGGTGTACAACCGGGTATTTAATTAATTTTATAATATTATATTATGTCAAAAACAAAAACAACCCCTGAGGTAGCTAAAGATGCTACGCAGGAAGGTGGAGAAATGAAAATTGCTAAGCCTAAATTTAAAAAATTCAAAACAAAAAAAGATGAACCATTTAAAGTGGATTTATCTAAAGTGGATACTTCAATAGAAGGAGCCATGAAAGAAACCCATGAAAAACCAATAAAAGTAGATTTAACTAAAAAAGAAGAAGACGATGCCATTCCTATCGGAGAAACAGAAGAATTACCTATGGGCGAACGAGCCGGAGATAGCGAAGGAGTGGACACAGAAGTACGGCCCGGGGATACAAAGGAAAACGAGTCGGTACAAAAGTCCGAATCGCCTATTGAAGAAATTCAAGAGATAGCCAAAGAACCACTACCAGAAAAACAAAACACTGTAATAGATGAAGTGTCACCTAAGGTGGCGGATTTACCTGAAAATATAGACAAGCTAGTACAGTTTATGAAAGAAACTGGTGGGACAGTTGAAGACTATGTAAGACTTAACGCTGATTATTCAAGCGTAAATGATGATGCTTTATTAAGAGAGTATTATACTAAAACAAAACCTCATTTAAATAATGAAGAAGTTGACTTTATATTAGAAGAAAGCTTTGATTATGATAATGAAGTTGACGAGGAGCGAGACGTCAAACGAAAAAAACTCGCTAAAAAAGAAGCGGTTGCTGAAGCAAAATACTTTTTAGAGGAATTGAAACAAAAATATTACGACGAGATCAAGTTGAAACCGAACGTAAATCAATACCAACAAAAAGCTGTNGAGTTTTTTGACCGCTACAGTAATGAACAAGAAATAGCTACGCAAAAGCATAAAAAATTCCTTGATAGTACTAAACAATTTTTTTCTGATGAATTCAAAGGTTTTGATTTCGAAGTTGGAGAAAAAAAGTATAGATATGGTATTAAGGATCCCAATGCGGTTGCCGAAAATCAATCTAATCTAAACAACTTCGTCAAGAGGTTCTTAGACAAAGAAGGTAATGTTAAAGATACGAAAGGTTATCATAAGGCTATGTATGCTGCACAGAATGTAGATAAAATAATAAATCATTTTTACGAACAAGGAAAATCTGATGGTATAAAAACAGTTGTAGAAGGTTCTAAGAACCCTACAATTGATAAAGCGCGTCAATCAGGCACGCAAGATATATATGTTGGAGGATTTAAAGTTCGTGCTATAGACGGTGTAGATAGTTCGAGATTAAAAATCAAACGAAGTAAATTTAACAATTAAAATTAAACAATTATGGGTGTATTAAGTCCTCAGTTTGGGGGATTATCTCCAAGTTCTGATCAGCAACTGTTAGTTAGCAACTACATGAGTTTTACTGATGGAACTAGAGATTTCTCACAACAATATCTACCGGAAATATATGAAGCCGAGGTAGAGCGTTATGGAAACAGAACGATAGGTGGCTTCTTAAGAATGGTTGGCGCTGAAATGCCAATGATGTCTGATCAAGTAGTTTGGTCGGAACAAAATAGATTACAT